AAAAAAAGGTGATACAATAGATAAAGATAAACAAGAAGAAATATTATTAAGACAAGAAAATTTATCTGAAAAGAACAAATTATTAGAGAGAGATAAAGAAAGAGCTAATATAAAACCAGGTCAAAGAGTTTCTGGCCCATTAGATCAAACTGTAGGTGAAGCATTTAGACAAATAAAAGGTTTTGGTAAAGAAATTGGACAATTAGGTGGCGATTTATTTAAAGGTTTTGGTAAATTAGCAGGTATGGTAGGTAGAGTTGCTATGGGATTTTTAGCATTATTAAAACCTTTAATACCTTTTATACTAATTGCTGTTATGATTGGTGTTGTTATATATGCTTTATATAAAGCAATAAAAGCTGTAATTGATTTCTTTGCTGATATATTTGAAGGTATTAGTAAAATATGGCCATTTAGTTTATTAAAAGATGATGATAGTAAAAACGAAGATATAAGCGACCCTAATAAGACTGCCGTACCTGGCCAAGAAGATAAACAAAGTCCTCAGTATAAAACTGATATTCAAAAACGTACTGGTCAAGGACAAATGGTCAACAGAAATGAAATTGATGGTGAAACAGCTAAAGATAAAATGACTTTTGAACCAGGTCGTGATTCTGATGCTATGAAAATATTACCTATCAATGCCGAAGGCGGTGAAGATAGAAGAAGTATAAGTCAAATGACTAAAAATGTTAGATCGCAAAATTTAAATCAAATGAGTGTAGAAAACCAAGCATTAAATGAATCTAAACCTACTAACAATACAGTAGTAGCTCCTAATATATCTAATAGTAGTGTAAATGCTTCTAATACACAGGCTATGACTATGGAACCTACAAACTTTGATCGTTCTTTTATTAATTTAAATTCAGTTGCTATTTAAACAGTGGCCATTTCTGGCCACCGTCAAAGTTATGAGTAAAGAGAGAGATTACTCGTCATCCGCCAATTTACTAAAGTAAGACAACGTATCGTCATCATCACTAGCGGCTGGAGTAGTTTTACCATTACTTTTTACTGAACCGTTAGTTTTAGCCGATGGGAGATCAGCAGACTCAACAGTAGCAGTATTTCTAGTTCCCGTAATTACCCTATTCAGTTTCTCTTTGAGTTCATCATAGGATTTAAAATTACTAGGGGCCAAGAAAGGCGTAAGAGCATATTGTTTAGACCATATTGCTTTGATTTTTTCATCATTGTCAGCAATTGCGGCAACAGGCTCAAATTCAGACTTATCATAGTTCCAGTAACCATCTACTTTTCTAATTTTTAGTTTAAAGTTTGCACCTTTCCAAAAATCAAATGGGTTAATGGCTGCTTCATCTTCAAATGCTGGTTGCATTGCTTCAGTAATCTTATCAAATATCTTTTTACCGAATTTGAATATGAATACTTTGCCTTCATTTTCTGGATGTTTAGGATCACTTACAACTAATATATTAGAGAAGTAAGATAATTTTCTTTTTCTTTTTCTTGCTATCTCTTTATCAGATTCAACACCTGTATTCCATAATCTAGTATTTTCTTCACTTACAGGATCTTTTTGATTTAAAGTTGTTAATGAGTTCTCAATATACCAACCACCTTTATCTTGGAATGCGTGTGACCAAACTCGTACCCACGGCATTTCTTCTTTTTCGGTTGCTGGTAAAAAACGAAGTACGGCATAACCACTACCAGTTTTATCTAGTTCAGGTTTCCATATTCTGTCGTCTGCGTATTTGTCTTTTGATGTTTTATTAATATCCTCAGGATTGAGGTTAGCCTCTAGTGCTTTGGTAAGTTTATCAAAGTTAGAGTGACTAGTTTTTAATGTATTAAAGTCCATTGTATTCTCCGTATGTTTGTATTTGTGTTAGCTGTATAATCGCTATCAGTATTATTTATAACTTTTTTCTCGCCACTTTTTGTGTTGAGATGCCCATTCTTTAGCTGAAATACCTTTAGGGTATCTCAATCTATCTCGTAGTTTTTCAAGTCTATTAATTAAATAATTTAATATTCTAATATACATAAGACCAATGTATCATAACATCAGTTCTTTGTCAAGCTGTTCAAAACTTATATATTTAATATTTGGTATACTATGCCACTGTGATATAGCCGCATTAGTCTGGTTTCTATCATCATTAAATTCATTTACTTTAATAAACTGTATTTGATTATTCCAAACAGCAAGAGTTTTCCATTGATCTATCCAGTTTATACAAGGTGTAGGACTGTGTTCAGGTATTACATAATGTTTAGTGCCGGCATACACATTATTGACTTTATTATCGTCACTATATAAATCGTGGCCTATCATATACACTTTTTTAGGCATTTCTTTTTTTATTGCAATATATGCTGCTGTAGGACCTGTAGACCAACCGTGGTCTATAGGTGCACCTTGTTCATTTGTCATTATTTCTTTCAAGTCGTGTGTTTTGTCATTTTCTTTTACCCAACTGACGCAACAACTGTTATGATTAATAAATTTTTTTTCTTTTTTATTTTCTTTTCTGTTTAAAATTTCAACTAAACCTTTTAAATTAGCACCGTGCATTACATATTCTTTTTGGTCTGTTCTAGTATTTTGATTTATCATATCATATTTTTTGACATTCTCTTTATCATCAGGTGTTAAACCAGTATATAACATTGAATCAAATAGATCAGCAGGTATTTTATTCCAATCTCTAAACCAAGTTTCATTTTTTTCACAATAACCGCTATGATATATCTCGTGCATAATACCGTGGTCAACGGCCGTCAATACATCAGGTGTAAATGTTCTATAAAGAGCATTGCAACCATATATTTTACCGTAAGGTCTTAATTTTTCTAAATTAAAATCTTTTCTACTGTTACCATTACCTATACAAAAAACACGTTCAGATTTAAATTTTAAATCTTTTTGTACCATTATCTATATATGTAATAAATTATAACTAAAGCTAATGCAATTGCAATATTGACTAATAGTCTTATGCCAAATGCCTTAAATTCTTTTTTAATCCAACTTTCGTTTTCTTTAAAACCATCTACAGCTGACATATAAGGATTAAAACGATTGTCTGGTAATTTAGTTCTATCTACGTCTTTTAAAATTTCTGTCAATCTAATGTCGTTCATATTTTTATTTATATTGTGTTTTTATTTTGTTACAAAAATTTCTTTTAATATTAATTTGCATTTTGTTTCATTATATTTAACAAATTGTTCATACTTACTTAACCTTTTGGCGTGGATTGGCCAAACCACTTGTTCAACAATCTGTTTGTTCCAAGACTTACTATAAGATAAAATTTTATTGAAAACGATTGCAGTTTCGTAAGATATTTTTTTTGATAAAACCAATTGAAAAAACCTAGGGTGCTGTCCACCAAAGCTGCTAAAACCATCATCAAAAGAAAGGTGCTTAACATTAAAATCATTAAAAATGTGGACGCAATCACTTCTAAAATAATATTCAAAAGATTCATTGCGTTTCTTCCATTCTGTAAAAACATCTTGTCCATCATTTCTTATTAAACTTCCTACCCACTTGTTACTATCAACCAAAAAATTACTAACAAAAAAGCCCAATATATCATCCTGATTGTATCTGGTGCTAAGTTTGTGAAAAAAATATCTATCATTTCTTTTCGTAAAGGTATCTAATTTACAATTGACCTTTCCTTCATATTTATGGTAGTCATAACTATCTGTTGTGAAGTGTAGTTTGACTGCCAAGTAAGTTTTAAATACTTCAAATCCACCATACATATCACAACGGCAACTGGCCTGTCTTTGGTATATAATTTAAATTCTGTGCTTCTATCGTAACTTTATCTTTTAATGCTTTTGTAAGCATAGGTGCTACTGTACCAGGATCTAATTCGTTTTCTTCACAATAACGCAATATAGCATCCATATAAGATATTCCTTTTCTCTCTTGCACTATCTTTTCTATTTGTAATGAAAATTCTTTTGAGTTCATTATTTAATTAAATGTTGTGCTAACACCATACAAGATATCCAAGTCCATAAAGTATTAAATCCAACTAACGTTGGCAATAATTTTTTATTAGATGCCCATATTAAAGTTAAGCTTGTTAATAAAGTTAAAAAGTATAACCACCATAAACTTACTTTAAATATAAGACCTGGTACAATGATAATTGCTTTGGCAGCCCAACTAGCAAATTCAACTGTGTTATAATCTGTCCAATATTTTTTTGTAAACCACATACTATAACAAGATTTTATTTTTTTAAATCCTATATGATAATAGGATATAGATAATAATATTGCTGTACCTAGATTTGCTAAGAGTAATTGATTCAATGTCATAATATAATTATATCACAATTTAAATATGTTGTCAATGGCCACCGAAGTGGCCACTGTCGGTATTATAGAAAGCTACTTAATGCAGTAAGTATGGTTAAAACAAAAATCATAACTAATGATATGCCTACAAATATTTCATATATAGGTTGATATTCTTTATAATTATTTTTTATACCTTTTTTAAGTTTACTTACCCATTTGCTTTCGCATAAGTTATACGGTATCATTTACTTTACTTTCAAATTTGGAAAGAAAGCCTTTACTGTATTTTGATATGCTTCAGCATAAGGTTTTGCTAACTCTTGTGCTTTTTCTACGTTATCTTGTACGCTCTTTGTGTAGTCATTATTTGTTACAAATTCATTAAATTGTTTTGCAATATTAA